AAAAAAAACAAAAGATAGGGCTATTTAGTTACGTGCCGCTATCGAAATAGCCCGTGCCGCAATTAAGGACTCACAATGAGTTTATATACAAGATACCGCTGTTGGTTGTTAACAAAGTCTCTTTTACTATTTAGGATATTGGACTGGATTGAATGTAGAATTAAGTCAATCAAATGTCTTTTTGTTGGACACAAAATAGTTTCAGAATCCCCGGAAATAGGCGGGCCGGACATGTGTTCACGTTGCTGGAAGGTATTTTCATGAATACGCAAAAGGAGGCGATAATGCCAAAGTTACAACCGCTTGAGCAGAAAGTTTATGAGATATTCTTGACTGCTAAAAGTCTCTATTGGAGCCATAGGTATCGAGGTAAAGATGGTTTTATCCGCCGGGGGCGCACAGGCGCGATAACGGGCCACGCCGTATTGGATGAATTAGAATATAGGTATAAAACCTACACTTCTCTGGATTCGCTTATGGCCACCATCCGCAATCTAAAGAACAATCACAAGCTCATAGCGACTGAACGGCTTCCTGGTCACCCAAACGGCGTGTCAGTATATTGGGCAATATAGAAAGGAAAATCATGCAACTCAAAGACAAAGGGAAGGATGCGCTGAAATGAGTAACGAAAGGGATACTGTAAAATTTCATAAAGAACAGGATTTCTGTGAATATGTTATGCCCTGTATTTTAGGGCTTTGGGAGAAGGATATTGGGAATCTCCAAGTAATAGCCGAGGCCCCTAAAAATTTCTTTTCTAACGACCATGTTGATATTCTTGTTATAAATCGTAAGGATAAAGACTTATTTGCGATAGAATTTAAGTTATCGGACTATAAAGGGCTCCAGAGACAGGTTGACATGACAAGAGATAAATTAGCAACGATTGGGATAATAAACAGGCCAATGCCAAAAGTGAAAACGTATGGAAGAATATATGGCTTTACAGGAGAAGATTATGAAACAGAGAGAATAGCAGACCATTTATCAAAGAAAGAATCATATATCCATATTTTGCATTGTCCTTTTGGTATGGCGTATTGGTGGGGATATATGGGAGTAGAATCTAATCTATCCGGGGGCAAAGGAAGAAACACAAAAAGACCGACGTTTCACCATTTATACGTAAGCGCAATTAAAAATCTACAAAAACATTACGATTGTAAATTACAGCCTCTTGAAGTAGCGGCGATATTGGGTTGCTACGAATATGACACTTTTATGAAACATTATCGGACGGCAATGAGTAACTGAAAGGAACACTATGCAACTCGAAGACATCGTAACTTCGCGTAAACTATCGCAGGAGTTTGACGAGCTATGTAAAGAGAAGGGGATTACACTGCCGGAGACGCTGTTCGGCTGGATATTTATAAGAGGATGTGGTGAATGGTTTTTATGGCGTGAACACGACAGGGGATGCCATTCTGGGGAATGGGTTAATGGCTTCACGACCTCGGAACTGCTCGCACGGATGCCGGTTGGATTCGTCGAAGAAAAATATATTGATCGACTAATTATAATGAAACACTATAACTGCGAAACGAATGATGAATATTCAGTTGGATATTGTCCAATAAACTCAGAAGATAAGATCGAAATCACGGTTAATCAATGGAGGATACTCGGAGGGTATAAATCTCCCAAAGTCTCCGACGCGCTCCTGAAACTCGCTATATATCTTATCGAGAACGACCTATGGCAACCGGAATAAAGCTACGAGAATAGTCAAGAGACAACTGAGGAATGGAAAGGACATATGAAATGAGAGTATTCAAGGGTTTTAATCAATCAGGTAAAGACGTATGCCCTGTCTGTGGGACAAATGACGACAAGGAAACGGTTCTGGTCGCTATTGACGGAACACAAGAAGGGAATAATTGTCAAGCAATACAGGTGCATTTGGATTGTATTGAGCTTAACTATGACCCCGAAACTGGCATAATTTACCAATTAATACGATGACCAAGTTCCAGAAATGGGCGATAGCGGTGGCCGAAAGGGACGAATATACCTGCCAGAGATGCGGTATATACGGCTAAACTCTGGGGCCTCCGCACCATATCCGCTCACGCGGCGCAAGGCCAGACCTAAAATACGATATTGATAATGGTGTATTACTTTGCTATAGGTGTCACGCAGAAGCGCATGATAACCCAGAAGCATTCAAGGCATGGTTTATGGCGAACTATCCCGAACGGGCGACGTATCTACATGAGCACTGACTACGACATCCTAACCGGCGACGTCCTCGACTGGGCGCGTGATTATGATTAAACCCAACTACATAACCCCTGACGGCACGGTGCAGCTTTACGCGGGAGATTGCCTCGACGTTATGCGAGACATACCGGATAACAGCGTGGACGCTATATTGACCGACCCTCCGTATGGCCTGCGTTTTATGTGTAAAAAGTGGGATTACGACGTGCCGAGCGTCGAGGTATGGACTGAGGCTTTGCGAATTTTAAAGCCCGGCGGTCACTTGCTATGCTTTGCAGGCACACGGACACAACACAGGATGGCCTGCAATATCGAGGACGCGGGTTTTGTAATACGAGATATGATTGCTTGGGTATATGGCTCCGGCTTCCCGAAATCTCTCGACATAAGCAAGGCGATAGACAAGGCGGCGGGCGCGGAGAGAGAAGTGGTGGGTGAGAAGCAATACGCAAGTCCCGGTGGAAACAATGATAATTTTGGAGTAGGAAATAATTCAAATAATATCCATAAAAGAGATTTAACCGCTCCCGCGACCGACGAAGCCAAGCTTTGGCACGGCTACGGGACAGCGCTTAAACCCGCCCTCGAACCGATAACGGTCGCAATGAAACCGCTCGACGGGACATTCGCCCACAACGCGCTTACACACGGAGTCGCAGGCTTTAATATCGACGGGTGCAGGATAGAGACGGATACAAATGACCCGAATCATAGACCAAATCCGAGTCCGTCAAATCGAGGCGCAAACTCATGCTTTGGTTCCGGTGGACATGATGGTGATACGCTATCTCCCTCTGGCCGTTTCCCTGCGAACTTGATCCACGATGGCAGCGATGAGGTGATGGCGGTGTTCCCGTCTCCGCACGGAGCAGGAAGTAAGCGTGATGCCGGAGGGTGGAATAGCGCTGGCGGTTGGGGATTTATCGGGAAAGGTGAACATGGTGGTGCTCGGCACGGCGACTCTGGTTCCGCCGCCCGCTTTTTCTATTGCGCAAAGGCTTCGCGTTCCGAGCGAAATGCCGGACTGGAGGGGTTCGAGGAAAAGCAACGCGATAAAAGCCGAAAGGCGGGCAACCCCGGCGGCGACAACCCTCGAAATCGCGGCGTGAAGCCGGTTGCCAATGTCCATCCCACCCTAAAACCTATACGCCTTTGTGAATATCTTGCCCGTTTGCTCTTGCCGCCCGTGCAGGATAAGCCGCGTAGAATCTGCATACCATTCGCCGGTTCTGGTTCGGAAATGATAGGAGCGCACCTTGCCGGTTGGGACGAAGTAATCGGCGTAGAAATATCCGAGGAGTATTGCGAAATCGGTCGCAAGCGGTTGGCGTTCTGGTCGCAGTTTGGGAGTTACGAAGCGGCTATGAAGGCAGCGAAGGTCAAGCGCATAGACGCGGCGGCAGCGCAAGGAAAACTCGACCTATGAAAAAACCGCTTGACAAATGCGATTTAATCCTTATCTTATACGTAGACGAGGTTATGGATTATGCCTAACCAATACAAAAATAAACGCAAGCCGGACGGGAATTGTCCTTTGGGCATTTTCCATAGCTTCGTCGCTGTCCGGCTTGTTTTTTATTAAGGATAGTCAATGAGTAGGCCCACAAAACAAGGAATAGACTATTTTCCTATGGATAACAACCCAGACAAGAAGCTCAAACTCTTTATACTCAAAAACGGCGCGGAGGGATTTGGTATTCTCGTTCTCGCGTGGGGAATGATTTACAGGGAAGAGGGATATTATACCCGTTATGATGAGGACTTCGTATTGCTTCTCCGGGAAGAGTCATTGTCAGAGGCGGAAACCATAGTTTCCGTAATCAAAAACGCCATTAATCGCGGACTATTCGACAGGGAATTATTTGAGAAATACCAAATTCTAACTTCACAAGGCATCCAGAAACGATATTTTCAGGCAGCTAAAAAGAAAAAAGAGGTGGCGGTTATCTCTGAATACTTATTAATTGATGTTTCCGACTGCGATAACCTTGTTTATGTCGCCGGAAATGAAATAGATTCTGGCGGAAATGCCCTAAAGGAAGAGGGGAAGGGAGAGGTAGAAGTAGATGTAGAAATAAAAGAAAAGGAAAAACCAGCTTCACTGGGGGTCTCTACTCCTTCTCAAAAAGCGAAAAAAACAAGAATGGCTAATCTCGCCTTCGCTGAAGTAGTTCGCAATAAATATATCCGCTGCGCTGCGAAGTATGTATTTGGCAAGCTCGATATTAAGTGCACACCGGATAAAATACCGAGGGGGTTCGCGCCGAAATTCGCGGGAATGAGTTTAATGGACAATACGCGGTTCACTCGAAATGTTAAAAAGGCGGCTCAGGGAATGCTCGATCCGGTAGAACTTTTAGATGCCGCCGAAATATATTTCACAGAGAATTTTGGGAAAGACAACCCTGACCCGATTTTTATCAAGCAGATTGACAATTTCTACGGCTCTCGTGAAGGTATTTACGGAAGTTATATGCCACAATGGAAGATTGACATTGACTTGCCGGACGTTTGGGTTTGCCCTTGCGGTGGGGATGTCTATGTATGGCGAGATATTCGAGCACCGTATACAATAGCGCGTTGCGAGAAATGTTTGAAGCGATACACGGTTGCGGAGGTAAAAGAACTCAAAAAAGCGGAGACGGTAGACGTAGCAGGATTAGTAAAAAAAGTTACGGAATCAATGGGAAAAGCCGCCCATGAAGGCGAGGAAAAAGAAGATCGAAATGAGTGATATATTAGATAATAATCCTGATAATAGGTTTGGGTTTATAGTCCGAATCGTAGCTACCGATACGGAATTCAATGTCGAGCCGGAGGAAATATTGAGCTATCTTCGTGCCCAGCCGGTAGCTTTAGCGCGACAGGTAGTTTGGTATTTTTTGAGGAGGGAGTTCCGTTTTTGGGGATACAATTATATAGGGAAACGCTTTGGCTTAACGCATTCTACGGTGATTTCGGGAATAAAGAATGTCAAGAATAAAATGGAAACCGACCCGGACTTCGCTGCGCTGATCGAGCGGATAAAGACAAAAATCGAAAGCGAGAGGAAATAATGGGAATCAAGGTAAATGTTTATTGCGATAAGTGCGGGCGTGAAATCCCAATGGATGAGGGAACTCCGTTTTTTGAGATAAGCAATGACAGGGTGGAGGATGGGACGGAGAATGGCTATATTGTAACAACAAAAATAAAAGCGGGACTATTATTTACGGGAATATCGGGTACGATAATATTTACACCGTGGAATAAAATAATCAAAACACTCTGTATAAAATGTGCAAAGGAGGCGGAATGATTCTCAGTATTGATCCCGGGTGTAGCGCAACCGGCGTAGCCTTGCTTGACGAGAAGGGCAACCCGCAGAAGCTCTGGACTATAAGGCCGAAAGGTAAAACGATTGACGACAAGATAAGAGATTTTGTTTATCATTTTGTAAAATTAAACAAAGAATTTAATCTATGTTCTTATAAAATTTTTGTTATCGAAGAGCCGAATATCGGTTGGACACGCGCCGGGAAAAATCATAAGGATTTAATGAAATTGCAACGATTTATAACGAGACTGGTTCAGCATTTTGCCTATTGGCATTTTAAGATATTATACGTTGACGCGGACGAAATATCGAAAGGCCCAACGCGCAATTGGGATAAGGAACAGGACGCGATAGTCAAGCTCGAATTAAAGGAAGCCGGATTTAAGAGAACATCGGTTCACGCGAGGGACGCTGTAAGAATTGGGCGCTTTTGGCTCGGTCAACAGAGGATAAAGGGAACTTAACCGCCCGAGAGGGCAAGGAGGAATGAGAATGTCTTTGCTTAATCCTGATAAGTGGGATAACCGGTCCGCCGAACACGCTCTCGCGGATTTTTTCTCTGCGTGGTCTCAGCGCGATTTTTCTGCGATGTATCAAGCCACTGTCTATTCGTGGCGCAAGGAGCAGTCGGTTGCCGACGCGATACGATATCTGAAGTCTTGGTATGGCGAGTTTAGGCTTCGAGAGGCAACACTTATCTCAACCGAGGTTATCCGAGAATTGCACGGTAAGGAGGATATTTATGCCGTATACCCCGACGATGTTATCGGCAATAGGGAACTCGCCGATGAATATATCTCGAAACTGAAAGCCCTCGAAGGCGCGTTTTTAGTGAAGGCTACGGTGAAAATTGTCGTTAAGTATCGAAAGCGGCGAATAACGGATATGATGATGATCTCCGTTATATGCGAACAGGAAGGTCTCGGAATCGATCCTGGCGGCGACTGGGGTGTATCTCCAGCGATGGCAATGCCAACAGTGAAAAAGGAGAAAAAGTGAATATCGAGTGGAAGATTTATTGCGATAAGTGCGGGGATGAAATACCGACAGATGAGGGAAAACTGTTCTTTGAGGTAAAGAATAAACGAGGAGATACGGGGTCGTATTTGATTTCAGAGTTTGTTGATGGCAGTATTGTAACAACGGACATCAAAATAGGGTTGTCGTTTCGATATGCCAGAATTTTTCAAAAGGCTATCGAACAGCCTATAAAAATAGCATTTATACAACAGGGAGAAACAACCAAAATACTCTGTGCAAAATGTGCGAAAAAGGAAACCAAATAACTCAAATCGAAAGGAGTCTCTATGTCAAAACCCCTTGTCGATGTAGCTCTGATTATGGAGCCGATTGCAAGCACGGGAAAACTAATTACGGGGAAGGCGTCGGATAAGGACGGCGCTGGTCCCGAATTGGTAATCCTGAAACTGTCCGGAGAGTGTCCCCCGGAGGTCGTAAGAACTTTCGGCGATTCTATCGCTGCGAGTATTTACGGGAAAAAGCCTCCGATAGAATCGCCGCCGGAAAGTTACCTCTGGCCGTTCGAGGGTGCTGTGCATCCGAACATCAAAATCGGCAACCGGGAGCTTCACTTCAAACATATCGATGGCGAGAACGAACTCGCTTATCCGAGGGGCGTTATCGCGGAGATCGAGAAGCCCCTCTTTGTCTATCGCAGGAACGGTCTCTATCTTCAGTTCGAGATCCGCACGCCCGCGACGAAGGAGATTCTCGGATTCTTCTCAGATGTTTTCGGTGAAAGGATTCTCGTGGAGTTTCAGGCCGGGCCACAGGGCGAATTAAAGTTAACGATGGGCGAAGGCGAAAAAGAGGAAGGGGGCGAGTAGTTTCGTGGCCGGGGAGCTTTCGGGTTCTCCGGTATACCGAACTATTTTACATATAGCGGCATTAAAGATGCTATTCCTTCCCATATCGTGGGGATAGAAGACGTGGTTTTTCTAAAAGTAATTCCCCACGATTCCGATAGTTATATTGGGGAAATTAATATGGTTCCTTTTGGAAAAGTGAAATATGGCCTAATGAAGGAAAAAAATTTAAATGAATTAGTGGGGTCATATGTTGTTGTGGCCAATGGTATATATTACGCTATTAAACATTTCGCTATATTTCTTGATTGCTGTCCAGATGGCGAGACCTTTAATGCACATTTGGTATGGCCAGGGGATAGGCTTAAGCAAAAAGAAAAGGGGACTTAATGTTCAATCCGATTTACACACCACGAGGCCGCGCCCGTGAATATTCACCACTCGCCCTGAATATCTATAACGGATGCGACCACAACTGTTCGTATTGCTATGTTAAGGGAATCCCCGGTCAGCGATACGACGGAGTGAATCCCCGGAAGGGATTGCTCGACGCCCTCAGTAAGCAACTCCGCAAGCACGATATAACCGAACAGGTTCTACTATGTTTCACCGGCGATCCGTATTGCCACAAGGACGTAGAGGTCGGGTTGACCCGGGACGTTCTTGAATTGCTTCTCGCTTATCAGGTGCCGGTGGCGATATTAACGAAAGGAGGAGCGCGCTGTCTACGCGACATCGACCTATTTAAGAAGTTCGACAATATCAAGGTCGGGGCGACGTTGACGTTCATTGACGTGCTTGATTCAGCTACGTGGGAGTTGGGGGCAGGCTCTCCGGCGGGTCGAATGAAAGGATTAGCAGAACTCTATGTAAAGGGAATCAAAACGTGGGTATCCCTCGAACCCGTTATCGACCCCGCTGTGTCAATCAGAATAATCGACTTGACTCATTCCTTCGTTGACCAATACAAAGTCGGCAAACTGAACCACTACAAGGAACTCGAAGCTAAAATAGACTGGACAGTGTTCGCAACCGCCGCTGTTGAGAAGCTTCGTGGATACGGGAAGCAATTCTATGTCAAAAAAGACCTTGCTAAGTTCTTACCTGATGGTTATTTAACTGCAGAAGAAAACGACTCAGATAAATTAGCCTTGACAAAATCGAGAGAAGGTGTATTATTATAACGAAATGGTGAAATCTAAAGAACCAGAGCATAATTATACTTATAAGCAACGCAAGTTTTGTGAGTATTATATTGGGGAGGCCAAAGGGAATGCAACAAAGGCGGCTATACTTGCGGGATATAGTGAAAAAGGGGCACGAGTTAGTGGACGCCGATTGCTTACAAATGCTAACATTATAGCTTTAATTGACTGCCTCGAATCAAACCTGCCCAAACGACTCACCCCAGAAGACATTCACGCACAGTGGTATGATATAGCGCACGACCCGGATACTTGCGACGGGATACGCTTACAGGCCTTACGGGATGCAGCGCGTGCGAATATTATGTTCATAGAGCGCCACGAACACACCGGCCCCGACGGAAACCCCCTTAAACTCAAAATAGATTTCACCAATGGAGACCTCACTGAAACAGCGAGAATCCTTGCAGAGAATAATTGCCTCCGACCCGGCGCTACGCCGCTCACTGACGCCGAGGTTGACTAAATACATTATCCACAAACCCTGGCCGAAGCAAGCCGCGTTCCTTTTATTGCCTCACCGAGAGGCTTTTTATGGTGGCGCAGGTGGAGGAGGTAAAACCGATGCCGGATTAATGGGTGCTCTTCAATATGTTGATATCCCCGGATTTAACGCGCTTTGTCTCCGTAAAACTTATCCAGAATTAGTCCAGCCGGAAGGTCTCGTAACTCGATCCCACGAATGGCTCGACGACACCGATGCAGAATGGCACGCTGGTTTGTGGTCGTGGATATTTCCTTCTGGTGCTCGGGTTCGCTTCGGTCACATGGCAACGGAAGCGGACAAACGAAAATATCAGGGCGGCGCTTATCAATATATCTTTTTCGACGAGTTGACGGCTTTCGCCGAAACGCAGTATCGATATATGTTTGGGTGGCTTCGGAAGCTGGCTGGTGTCGATATACCGTTGCGAATGCGAAGCGGCTCGAACCCTGGCGGGGTCGGTCACGAGTGGGTTAAGCACCGTTTCGTTGACCCCGGCGATCTTAAACGTCCTTTTATCCCCGCGCTTATATCGGATAACCCAGCGCTCGACCAGAAGGAATACGAACGCTCCCTCGAAGAGATGACGCCGGTTATGCGTGAACGGATACTCAATGGCAACTGGGATGCTATCGAAGAGGGCAACGCTTTCCGGAGGGAATGGTTCTATGATTCTTATATCAAAGCGCCACCGGTCTCCGCAACGCGCCGGGTCCGAACGTGGGATTTGGCAACGACGGCGAAGACGAGCGCGGACTTTACCGTTGGCGGTCTCTATTCCCGCGACGGGGACGATATGATCGCTGAACACGTTATTCGAGGACAGTGGGAATATCCGGTTGTGCGAAAGGCAATACTCAAAACTGCGGTGAACGACGGTTACGGCGTGCGTATTGGTATCGAGGCCGTTGGTATGCAGAAGGCTATTGCGCAGGACATAGCCGCTGAATTGGAGAAGGTCGGCTATACCGTAGAGGCAATCCAAATTGACAGGGACAAATTTACTCATAGCCTCCCCGTGCAGGCGAAGGCGAAGAGCGGCCATTTTAAGATCGTCCGGGCGGCGTGGAACCGTGAATACATCGATGAGTTCTGCATCTTCCGGGGTGACGGCAAAACGCACGACGATCAAGTGGACACAGCGAGCACGGCGTTTACTATGCTGTTCGTCGAGGAGCCGGGCGACTATTCCCTTGGCATAGTTCCGGGCGGCGTATAATGACTCGAAGGCAGGAATTGGCTTTGATTAAAGGCTTGCGAGAAGCCGGGATATTGCGCCCGCATCGTCGAATAGAGATTCAGTTAGACGCTAACCAGATCACTGGTCTTTGGGTTAAGGATTCCGAAAACAGAAATAATGTAAATTTCACCTTGACAAACGAGGAACCGATAACTATCATTGGTTAGAAGAGTGAGGAGTGAATTATGAAGGCGAGCGAAGTTGTAGAGATACTGAAAGATTCAATTAAGAAATATGGAGATTTGCCTGTTTATGCTATCGATGGTTCAGAAAGATATGAAGAAGTCGAACATCTTCACTTTAACGATGAAGACCTTAGTAATGACCCTGAACGTTTACCTAAACATTTTTTTATAGTTTAACTATCATTGGTTAGAAGCAGTTTTGACAATTTTGCTGGGAACTGGAAGAACCAGGCCCGTCTTGCCCGAAAGGGCGGCGGGTCTTTTTTATTTTGAATGGATTTATTCGGTCTAAACATATCAAGAGCGCGAACCGCCGGGCCGATTAACGTTCCGCCGCCGACCAAGGCCGAACTGCCTCCCTCCGGCAAAAGCTCGAAGTCTCCCGGCGAAATCCTCGCGGCGCAGTTCTCGATATTCGAGGGGATGAAACCGCCGGATACTCGAATCTGGACGTATATCGAGCTTGCCGCGCTATACAATCCCGATATTTCCGCGGCGATACACACCATAAAATCCCTTGCCGATACGCCATATAACATAGTTTCAGAGACCGGAGACCCGCTATCCGAACAAGCGCAAGACGTTATCGGCGCTTTCAAAGATCGATGTTTCCCGCTCGCCGGAGGTATGGACGGCTTTCAACTTGCCCTTATTCGAATGTTTGCGAAGTTCGGGGCGCTGTCCACCGAAGCGGAAATATTGAAGGATCGATCTGGCATCAAGCAGCTCTGGTTCGTTCCCGTGCCGGAGATACGATTTAAATTCGAGGACGGCGTTTATACGGCTCACCAGTCGATAACCGGCGTTGGCACGGGCAACCTTATTCCGTTGAATCCGATCACTTATCAGTTCCTATGCGCGGAGTTCTGGGAGGATGGCAAGCCGTATGCAAAGCCGCCGATGACCGCCGCTATCGACGGGATACTGCGCGGAGATAACATCCTGACGAACATCGACTACATCATCGAGAAGGTTGGATTGCTGGGGATAAGAGATATAGCCTTTGCGCCGCTGAAGCCCAATCCGGGAGATGTAGCGGACAGCCCGTCGCACGTTGCGAAAAACATCGCTTTTCAAGCGAAGATTATGGCCAGCGAAGAGGATCACAAGCGCGACGGCGTTCGTGTTCATACCAACGACATCGACTATACCTTGACACAAGCCGCCGTAGACACACGTGGCGTTGCAGATATATACAAGCTCAATGAGGAGCAGATTTCGGCAGGCACGGGAATAGCAGAAGCTCTATATGGACGTTCGCGGCAAACGACTGAGGCCTTTGCAAAGGTTATGTATCTGCTCGCTCTGAACTATGCTGAGATTGCACAGCGGCTTTCAGGTAATTTCTCGTCGTATTTTGTGAATCTTGAACTTGCGTTAAAGGGAATTAACGAAAAGGTGAAGTTCGAGCACGATCCTATCCCGCCGCTCGACGCTCAGAAGGACGCCGAAGCTGAATATAAGCGGATCGAGACGATAGCCTTGAAGGAAGGACTTGGATATATCGACCACGAGCGGGCGGTGAACGAGGCCGGTTATGAGGATATTCCCGACGAGAAGCCGGAACCTGAACCAGAACCGGAACCCGTCGAAGAGGAGCCGGTCGAAGAGCAATCTTTGATAACGATACCCGCTATATTGAGCCGAAGCGCAATGCTCAAAGAGCTAACTCCGAAGGCGCGAAAGTTCATAAGAGATTTTATAAAGGCTACAAACGATGCCGCTGGCGGCGCAGAGATATTCGCAATGGGGGACTTTGAAACGTTCATGGAGTCGCGTGTTGCTGGAGACTTTACCGGAGCAGAGGACTTCGCTAGACAGCTTATGGAAACGGTCGGTAGCGGCTGGGCGGCAGCAGGTTCAGAGTTCCAAGAAGCCGTTGAAAGCACCGTTCCTGCGCTCTATGAATACCTAATTATCTCCGATGCTTCGGTATGGCACAGCGCAACCCCGCCGATAGAATTTGTATTCGGTGAAGGGTCGCAGAATCTTGTCAATTTTGCACGGTTGTTTGAGCCGCATCTTTGCACAACGCTTTGGTCAGACCCGACGTGCCCAGAAAATAAAGCGCTCGGAAAATACCTCGAACGAGAGTTTTTGGATAGAGGGGCGGATATATTTAGTCGGACAAATCCTGAGGGATATAGAACATTTCGTAATGCCTTTGGTAGGCAACTTGGACATCTATCCGACTATCAGATACGCCGGATACAGGACACATTCGTTATGCGTTGCCGGAACGGGTCGATGCTCGAACAGCTACACCAAGCCAGAACGAAAACGGCGCGGATAAGCACGACGGTTACCTGTTGCGAGATATGCGAACCGTATGAAGGCAAGGAGTTCGCCGTCGAGCCACAATACGAGGCTATGCAGAGCCAAATGGCAATGTCGCCGGACGAATACCTTGGATTTCTACGGGATAACAACGACACAATCCGGTCGGGCACTCGTCAGAAGGACGATACAGACGCCGATTATAAGAAGCGTGGAGATAAGGCATGGGCGACACTGCAAGAACAGGGGCTTTGTTTGCCGCCGTATCACCCTATCTGTGGCCACGATTTAGTCGAACCTTAAGGAGGAATAGTGGGAATGCGAACGACGATATGCCCAAAATGCGATAAGGTTATCAGGGTCCGCAAGGTATTCTGGCCGGGGGACTCTAAGATATATGAGTTGTGTAACGAGTGCGGAGGGAAACGGGAAAGCAACGAAAGGGAAATTCGGAAGGGAAAAAAGAATCGAAAGGGGTCGTTTCGGAGTGGAGGCTGGCATGTTTAAGAAGCTGACTTTCCAAGGCAAGGCTGGCGCTCGATTAGATTTCGAGGGGGACTTTGATACAGGGAGCGGAAGTCTAATTGCCACCTCCGCGACGTTGAAGGTAAAGAGTAACCTCGAACCTAACGAGAAGTTCTCCCCGGACGAGTTTATTTCAGTCCCGTTTCGGTTCCTTTCCGCAACGATAATCGAAGGCCACGAACTCGAAATATCCGAGAAGGTTCTGAAAAAGGCGGTTAAGCTCTGGGACAATAAGCCGGTGCAGGTCGATCATTTATTCAATATCGAGGACAATATCGGGATAACATCGAATCCTATATGGGATGGTGAAAGTGAACCGCCCGGAGTGAACGGTTGGCTACATATTAATAAAATCCGGGACGCCGAAAAGGGGCAGGCCGTTTCGCAGGGACTTAAAATGGGAACGGTCGAATCGACATCGGTTTGGTTCTGGTTCGATTGGGAACCGAGCCACCCCGACCTCGACGAGGCGGTGTTCTGGGAGATGCTCGGACAGGAGGTAAATAGTCGGCGGGTAACTATCGTCCTGACCAAGATTACCGATGTATGGGAGCAGTCTCTTGTGCTTCTCGGCGCGGACGTCAACGCGAAAAAGCTGTCAAGAAATGATAGCGGTTCGCAATTCGCCGAGGATGAAACCTATAAATGTGAATGTATCGACTGCGGCTATACGATTATGACTCAATCGCACTGTGCTAATCTAACTTGCGCAGAGTGTGGGGGGCAAATGCGACGTGCGGAGCGCCCTGGGGGGGGCGATAGCAGGGGCGCTCAAGATGAAGATGGCTGGGTATTGAATACCGCCGGAGTAACTCAGGCAAAGTCGGCTATAAGCGCCGGAAAAATAAATACTGGCAAATGGGACGGCGCGGCGGCGGAGAAGGAAGCCCTCGGAGATCCCGACAATCCAAATTGGACGCGCTATGGGAAATGGCATTTGGCTCATAGAAGCGAAGGCGAGAAGGAAACAAAGGCATACTGGGGTTATCCATTCGGCGACGGAACGGAGGTTTATACCGCCGGACTCCGTGCGATAATCTCGGCGGCTTCCGGTGGGCGCGGCGCGGAAGAACAGAAAGCGATAGCCGAAGCCGCGCGGAATCTGTTGGAGTTAGCAAATGAGAAAATAGAAACATCAAAGGAGGCGAAAATGCTCGAAAAACTTCGCAAGCTGTTTGGGTTGCCCGACGAGGCAACCGAGGACGAGGTAATGGGGGTCGTTTCGACGGCCAAAACGAAGGCCGAGAAGCACGATGTAGCGCTCAAAGCGGTACAGGATGCCGGAATAGCGGCGCTTGGAGTGTTAGTAGAGAAAAAGGTCGAAGTCAGTCCAAACCTGAAAGCTATGCTCGAAGGCGCGGATGAGGACGGTATCCGCTACGCGAGTGCGGAAATCACGCGGATTCTCGTGGAGAAGCTCCCCGAATCAGGGCGTTCCTCGAAGACAAGCGACCCGAACGCTTCGGCGGAGCCGGAGTCAACCGAACCGGCGGAAGGTTTCAAGGCCGCCGGTGTAGTCCCTCACAGGTAGAAAGGAGGTTATAAGATGAGAAAAACTATTGTCCTTGTTCTGGCTATGCTTATGGCCGGTCTGATAGTTACGTCGGCTTTCGGACTGGCAGGGGTTAATCATAGGTTAATCCCGTGGACGTTCTGGCCGAACGTTGCGGACTACATCGAGACCCGCGACACGCTCTGGTTCGATTCCTGCTCCGGTGTCTGGTCAGACGCGATACATGATTCTTGCGAACAGGTCCGTAGCGAGATCGATGACTCGGTGTTATCGGACTGGTCGGAATTTCTTAGGGATTCGGCGGACGTTGTTGCAATCGAAAACTGGAACGATAGCGCGGGAGTAATATTCCGGCACGATGGCAGTGTTCCAGCGTCAGGAGATTGGAATCTATCCCAACAGAATATCGATAGCGTGAACTTAATTAAAGTCGATACGCTTGGGGCGTCGAGCGCTGAGATAGATTTAGCCTATATAGCAGCGATTACCGGTATAAATACTATCGAAAACATCAACTCAATTGCTATAAACAGCGCGGAGCATTCCATATCTTTCGAAGGGGATAGTTTCATCTTCAACGACGGGGGCTATGGCGGCTCTGGATGTATATACGCGGATACGATATATGGCGACCTTCACGGGAACGCTTCCACGGCGGATAGTGCTTTACACGCCGACCATGCCGACCATGCCGACCAAGCAGACACGGCGGGGCTTGCGTTGACAGCAGATTATGCCGACACTGCTGGTTGTTGCGAAACGGCATGGGCAAAGATGATGGACACTTTAGTAGTAATTCGAGGTGAGATGCCGGATAGCACATTGCGCGTTTGGAATGATTCGCTACCGGCGGCACTGGGATACGTCCACGATACAGCGGAAGTAGTTCGAGGGGAGATTCGGGATACAGCGACAGTTGTTTGGAACGACTCACTCGATATTATTCTGGGAGCCATATCGGATACGTCGCAAGCGTATTTGACTTTTATTCGAGATTCCGCTACCGTTGTTTGGAATGATTCGCTCGATATTATTCTTGGGGCGGTATCGGATTCCGTCGATGCACATGCTGCGGATTCGCTCGATTTGTTCTTACGGCTCGATGGGACTACGATAATGGATGGCGGTGTGCGATACTGGGGGCAGGATGCTACGCTTGCCGACTCGTTCTGGATTTTCGACGACGGCGATACAACGCGCTTTAATGCCGACAATCCGATTAAGATTGGCAATGCATCGCTAATTGTCGGGACGGACGGCAAAATCTACACGAACGATATATCTTATGTTACCCAAAACGACTCGGTTCTATATGGTGGTGTATATTATATATCGTATTACGATTATTTCACCACTGGTGTCGATACGTCGATTATAGCATTTCTAAAAACCGACGAAGATACCGGCCTTGTGATAGTTAGCACTCAGGATTTGTTTATGGTAAGTGAAAATATTCACCTATCGAATCCTTCCGGTGGCAATTCGCTTGTCGAGGTTAGCGGAAACATCGATGTATCCGATACTATCTTTATTGACAGTAAAGATGTTCTCGAAATGGTGCATGATAGTGTAGTCGCTGGTATAGCAGCAATCGATACATTAGCGGGGATGCTCTATGTTAATGGTGATTGGCATTCTGTTAATGGTGACAGAACTATGTTTAATTTCCCCGGTATTAACGAGTGGACAATCGGCAACACTACCGACACGCTCGTTGTCGCGTCCTCGACGTGGGACATAGACAAGAATGGGATAGCGACGTTTGATAGTGTTTATGCTGATATTATCGGCGCTTTGACCGGCCTTGCGGATAGTGCTTCGATTGCGATTTTAGCCGATAGTGCTACGGTTGCGGTCACGGCATATGATGTCGATACAGCGGGAACCGCTTTAGCGGCGGCGCTTGCGAATAGGCAACCGCTCGCAACGCTATTAACGCAATTTGTAGCTTGCGTAGATAGTGCAACATGCGCAACCGATACGTTGTGGCTCTGGAAGGGCGGCAAACACTTCGAGATAGTATTTACTACACCGTAACATTTAAACAACGGGGCGGGTTAAACGCCTCTAAATATAATTGACAATATAACATAAATAAAGGAGGTCAGAAATGCCTTACATCACAGACGTAGACGGGTATAATGAACTCGACCTGCTTGCCGGAGATTGCGATAGCCTTACGGCTACGACCTCTGACGCAACGGGAGACGAGAATAAACCCGTCAAAGTAACCGGTGCGTTGAAGTGGGGATTACTTGCCGCGAACGACGATATCGGCGGTATCGTTCGCAAGATCGAGCGGACGAATGAAGTTTGCGCCGTTCAGGTTCACGGTGTCGCAACTCTTGCTTACACCGGGAGCGCCCCGACGGTTGGCTGGGGAACGCTTATTAGTTCAGCCACTATTGGCAGCGTCAAGGCCGGGACGCCAGCAGCGGGTTCTCCACTTCAAGAGATTCTCGAAGTTGACACCGTCGCCAAAACAGTAACCTTTAGAATGCAGTAAGGGGGTGAAAAAAATGCAAATACTCAATAAAATATCCGATATTCCGAGAATAGTATTGACGGCGCAGGATCACCTCACGGCAGCCGCTCGGAAGATATCCATTCGTGAATTTCTCGCCGAGAAGGAACGCGAAGCCCTCGTCGATAAGGTTCTCGCGGACTGGATGAAAAAGGACGTTAATACCGGACAGACTCTGGATGCTTACGACAGGCAACTCGAAGTCCGGGGAATCCGAGGTTCTTCGCAACTCGGAATATTCTTCACGCCGGAAAATATCGGTCTATTTCCCGAACTCGTCGAGAGCTTGATTTTCAACACAGAAAACGAGCTTGACGTGAACGAGTTAAAGCCGGCCGATTTCATCAAAACGACTATCGAAATCGAATCGAACGCTACGAAGGTCACGGAGCTATCGCTTCCGACCGGCAAGAAAAAGGCGAAGAGGGCGGTCGAGGGCGCGGCGCTTCCGCAGTATTCGATTCAGGAATCGGGCACCACGGTAACTCTGACGAAATACGGATTTTCTGTCCGTATAACCGACGAGGCAAAACGCCGGGAAACGGTCGATAGCATCAAGACCGTCTATAATGAGATTATAACCAACGAGATTTACAGGCGTCAGGTCGGAGCAGGCCTTGCCGTTCTGTTGGCAGGAGGCTATACTTCGTTCTCTTTGGCTGGAGTGAATCTTACCGATCTCGACCTCTATCGGCTTATGTTCTCGAATTCCGAGGACGCCGGGGCAACGGTCAATCAGGCACGGAGACCGGACATACTCATAACCGCTGCTGATGGAGCTACAACGCCAAACGGGAAATTCCTGTTCGATTTGGTCAGTATGCGAGACTCGCGCACGGGCTACGACATTACGAAGCCAACTCTTCCTCCATGTAAGGGCAGGCCTGTAAAGTTCTATCATTCACCCGACGGTTCCGGCCCCGACCTCGACGGGAAAATAGTCGGACTATACACCCCGTTGGCTTTACGTAAATATGTCGAACGCGGTTCGCAGATTACGGAAACTGCGCGGTTCATTAACGGACAGTGGAACCAAATGGACTGGTCGATTTATATCGGGTTCCACCGGTATAATGCCGACTGTGTCAGGGTGCTAATACCGTAATGTCGATTGCTACAACGGCATATGTAGCAGAAGTTGGCAGCTTTTTCGAACGCGGCGATCTATCGTATCTGGAGGCTCCGCTTCGGCGGGCCTCCAGAAAACTACGGCGCTGGGTTGGGGCAACGGCATATGATACAGCGGAAAGTGCGGGCGCGGGTGAGGTATTCGACGCTTTACGCGAAACTGAAGCGTTGCTTGCTGTTCGAGAAGCCCTGCCATCCGTAAATCGAGCGGATACTGGCAAGGGAATAACCTTGACGTCGGGGATAAATTCAACGGAAGGCAGCAAAACAACTCGCTATATGAATCCAGCGGAGGTCAGCGCGGAACAGCAACGGTTAATAGCACAGGCGCTCGAACAGGTTCGGGACTATTTGCTTTCTGCCTATCAAGCCGGACTCAAGCCGGCGCACATCGACGAGAGCGATTTCCAAGACGAGGAAGAGGAATAATGCGTCCAGTGAAACCAGAGGAACTATCCGGCCTTTTTGAACTCGCCATACATCGTGGGTTTATAAAGATTGCGCACAAAGTTCGCTCGAAAGCGAAAACCAAATACGCCCCGGAAATTACCGGGAACCTTCGCAGATCAATAGTCGATCCACAGATAACAGCGCAAGGTGTTTATCCTATGCGAGCGAAGCTACCGGCGCAGGCAACCTATTCGGCGGCAGTCCACGAAGAGACAAAGCCTCACGATATATATCCCGTGAATGCGAAGGCTCTATATTGGCCGGGCGCGGCACATCCGGTAAAGGTCGTTCACCACCCGGGAACAAAACCGAATCCATTTTTCCAATATGCCATCGAGGACGTTGAGCAGAACGAACTCGATGAATGTATCGCAGGAGGATTTAGGACGGTGTTCTCGTGAAGGAATTCAGGGACGCAATACACGATATTCTATTGACTCCGACTGAGAATTTCGCTGTGTATCTCGCCGCACTTGATCCGCCGAAAACGTGTAAGATTCTCGAACACGGCCTCGACGTTGTGAGCAAGTCGAAAAGCTCGGACTTTCCGCACCTCGTCCTCGATCCGGGGCCGAACAGGGTAACTCGTTCAATTGCCGGACATCCTGCAAAAGGACAACTCCGCAAAGGACGGCTGAATATTCTTATCGCAGTTAGGCGTGACGAACAAACTTACGCCGGATACAATGAGGCGCAACAGGCCGCCGAAGGGTTAATGGTTGACGTTGTGATGTATCTCGAAACGAAATTCAATTTAATATCAGAAGCCGGTTTCGCCGATATGCGATATAGGGAGGGAGAGGATAACTGGTTCACTTATCTAACACAGGTCGCAGGTGTCGAATGCGTTGTCGGAAGACTGGCCTTTGAAGCTGAATACGAGTGGAGTCAAAATAGAGTATTAACTAATAAAGCACCTTCAAGGAGGTGAAAAATGGCAGAAATTAAAGCTGGCCCAGGTTGGATAATTCTACAGGGATTAGACCCTGCGGATTTAGGAACTATCCCTACTCCGGCGGTCAGTCCAATTACAAATCTTCTTTACAACAAGGAGATGAAAGCAACTTTTCAACCGACGAAATACGAGGTAAAACCCGATAATGCGGCTGGCGCGGTCGAGGTTCTTGCTCTCGGGCTGGAGAGTTGCCAAATTGCCGAGAACCTATTAAGCATTGGCGCGGATGTTCTCGGTATGTGTCTTGCCGAAGCAAGGTCGACATACGGAACGCCCCGAGGCGATACAGATGTTATTAATATCACGGGGCGCGGACGGATGCCGTTATTCCGACTCCTCGCTATATTCCCCGATCTTATCGCTAATACCGATATATTCGGGGCAATCGAGGATGGAGACCCGCTTATCGTCGATATTATTGAAATGCGTATCGCAGCGCTCGGTGGCGAGGCCGTTGAGTTCGCCGCGCTACCGGACAAGGAACGGGAAATCTCTTTTATAGCATCCGGCATAACCAAGCCCGGAGTTACCGCTATCCCGGCGAAAATGAAACTCGGAGCAACGCTGGCGGATGCGAGTATGCTGAATCTCGCTACCCCCCCGGCGTGGCCGATAACTCTTTATTAATACCGAAGGAGGTGAAATAGAATGGCAAGGACAATTACGTTTAATGTTAAGGATGCCGACACCGGCTTAGACCTTCAAAAAGTCGTAATGACGGTTCTGGATGCCGCCGACGCGGTTCTGTCAACCGGGAACACCGATGCAAACGGGGACTATACGAGCGCAGCGCAGCTTGCTACGACGGCGTATTATCTCACCGCAACGTTGGCCGGATATATTTCGGTCGTTAAAGCGGCTGCTGCCGGTGCACCTGTTACTTCGTATTTCCAACCGAAGCTGCACTGGATAAGCCCGACTGCGGATGAAACGCAGGGTATCTCAATTCTGTTGATACCTGATCGTGCGCGGACGCAGTGCGTCGTCTATGAAGGCGCAGGCGCGGGCGCAGGTGCAGTGCAGACCCCGGTTGCCGGTGCGACGGTTCTCGTTAAGAAAACAAGCGATAATTCGCTTATCGAAACACTGACGACCGATGCCGATGGGGTTGTTTTCCTCGACGAAACCTCGTATCTCGGCGTGCCGTATTCCTGTGTAGTGAGCAAGGCTCTCTATAATTCCAATACGGTGTATCGCGGGAATTATGAAGCCGGTCAGAGTTTCGCCGTGCCGCTACAGTTGACTATCGCTCACACAACGCACAACTTCTCACTGCACCTGATCGACGGTTCCGGTGCTCCGATATCCGGGAAGGTTCTAAAACTTAATATACTCGGTATGTTGAGCATAACCGATACCGGCGAGGAGTATTACGTCAATAAGAGCGGGCAGTTGACCCTGACAACCGATGTCAACGGCGATGCCGATGTAGAGATTCTCGAAGGTCTCGTCGTGCAACCGGCCTCGGGTTGGGCGTCATACTTCGGATATCCTGAAGGCGTATTATGGATTATTACGGCAGACGTTATTCTCGGAGATAGTGCCGCTGGATTGATCTAAACTCTAACTGGATAAGGGGGGTCGGTTGAATCCCGATCCTCCTTTTTCCCGAAAGGATATAATGGCAGATACCAAACCGGAAACAAAAAAGGACTCGGTGGCGACGGAGGCCATAAAGGAACTCCGTTCACTTGCCGCGAAAATAGCGGCCAAAGCCGGAAATGCCCGCGAGCGGAATGTCGGTGCTCTATTTGTCGAGGCAATCGACAAAGCCGTCAAGGGCAAAAAGTTCAAGGACTTCGCCCGGTTCAACGTTAAACTTAACTACAAAGGATAATTGTGGAGAAAATAACGTTTCCGATCCCCGGAGTTGAAGAGGAATACCATATCCCGCTCCTGAACTTCGACCAGCAGGACGAGGTTCTTAAAATCGCACCGCGCTTTCTCGCTATTATCAGCGATAAAGATTTCGATTTTACAAAAGAGGAGAATCTTGTTACGGCCTTCCTGCAACTTATAACCACCGGAGCTATTTTCAAAAAGCTCGCTGCCGCAGCGATATGTCCAGCTTCTCGTGATTATTATTTAGGCGAAGATACGGAAGAGGGAGAAATTGGAGATTATAAAAGGAATATGAAAATTGTCGGACGGTTGCCGATAACATATCTCCTCGAAAACCATATCGACGAAAATGGCGAAAAGAAATTGAGGCCGGGGGTTCTCCTGCGGTCTTTTTTCGCCAGCAACTTCGAGTGGTTCGCGCCTCTCGGCGGCTTACTGAACTTGTGGGCATTGGAAGCAAAGTCGGAAGCGGAGGCCCCGACCGATTCCGAGGATACACCCCCGGAAATTGGCAAGAAACCGACTGGTTAGCATACGCTATTTTAGGCGTTTCGGGGTTGCCCGATCTTAAAAAGTTTCGCCGTGAAACGCCGGTATTGACGGCCATACAGTATCTAACGAATGATATAGTGAGTCAATATAACTCTGCGGCGAAGGCATTCCCCGATAAATGGAAAGGGGTTGGACTCGTCAGGCATAATTTCGCTAAATACGCTGGGATGTCGCGTGAGGATCTAAAAAAGGCAAAGCAAGCAAAGGCTGATGAATACTGGGAAGTGGCTCAAAGTAAATGGCTCAAGAATTCGTCATAAAACTCATAATGCAAACGGGGCCGGGATTCCCAAAGGGCGGGAAACCTCTCCCTGGAATGCCGACACCCGGCGGCGCAAACAAATTAACCTCCGCTCTCGGTAAGCTCGGCCTTGCCGTCGGCGGTTTAATGATAGCCCGCAAGGGTATCGTTGCCCTCCGCGAACACTCCATTGAAATGGCGCAGGTCGGTTTGATGGCCGGGAAAACCGGCGACGATCTGCGCGGCCTCGGCCACGACATACTCGACCTCTCCGTTCAATACGGTAAATCCGCGTCGGATATGCGGAAAGCCGCCTATGAAGTTTACTCTGCGCAGGTTCCGGCGACGCAAGCCCTGAACGTCCTCGAGCAATCGACGCAGGCGGCAATGGCGGGGAACGCCGGAGTAACCGAATCCTTCCGGTTAATGAGTTCTATTATTAAAGGCTACGGCAAGGATTGGAGCGAGGTCGGGGATGTGTCCGACCACGTATTTAAGATAATCGAATTAGGTCAAACCGATATGAACGCCCTCGCCGGCTCGATGGGTCGAGTTGTTCCTATCGCAAATTCTCTCGGTGTCGGCCTTGATGAATTGTCTGGCTTTTACGCAACTTTTACGGGCGTAACTGGCGATGCGACTCTGGTAACTACACAGCTTCGTGCTACGATGGCAGCTTTTATAAAGCCCCAGCCAGCGATGATAGCTCTCGCAAAAGAACTCGGTTATGCGACCGCGGAGGAAATAGTCCAGCAGAACGGTCTTGACAAAGCCCTGAAGATGGTTATCGGTGCGACGGACGGCAGCGCAATGGCGGTCGGCGAATTGATTCCGCAGATAAGGGCCTTGCCGTTGGTTCTCGCTGCGACCGGTGGACAGGCCGATGTGCTTACGGATAAAATCGGTAAAATGAATGATAGGTTCGGAGTTACCGAGAAGGCAGTTGCGGATGTCAAGAAATCTATCGGTCAACGGATGTCAGAGATTCAGGCCAAATTCAGTGCGACACTTACAAGAATAATGGAGTTGGCCGTTCCATTCTTAGAGGCTGGTATGGTTTTATTGTCGGGGATACTATCGGGAATCACGTTAGTAGCGGGGGCTTTTGATTCCTTGCCTGGGTTTATAAAACCCGTTGCCTTGATTTTGGGCATTTTAACGGGACTACACCTGAAATATAATTTGGTTGCGAAAGCTACGGCTTTTTGGACGAAGGCGGTAGCTGTTGCAAAAAAAGCGGCAACTATTGCGACCAAGATTTATACGATGGCTGTCCGTATATTAACGGCTTCTTTTGGACCTCTTATTATTGCAGTCGCTGGTGCTATTGCTATATTTTTAGTTTGGAAAGCAAGTGCTGAAGCTGCTCGAAAGGCCTCGAATAAAGCAATAGAAGAAGAAAACAAACGAATGTCGGCTTCAGGAGCAAATCTTACGCGACAAATTGTAAATCTTAAGAAGCTCGAAGCAGCGAAACGTGGAGCAGCAAGGTTAGATAAAACTGAACGTAAAGCCCTTGAAAAGGATGTTGCGGAATTTCTCGGTTGGGAAGTCGGAGCGGTTCAAAAAGCATCGGCAGAAGAACTTGCAGCGAAACTGAAATTATATCGTGGGCTAAAAGCGCGACAGGATGCCGCCGCCGCAGACGAACAAAAGCAGGCCGAAAATCAGGAAGCGCGACTCGCAGGCCTTATTGAGCAATTAAAAGAATACGATATGACTTTTAAGAAAACTGAAGATGTTGTTGCCGATATAGATAGGGCGGAAGTTCTGCTCGCAGAAGAAAGGAAGAAACGGGGGATTGAAACCGGTGAGAAATTGAAAGAATTCCTTGCCGCCGAAGCCGAAGCTACTGAAGAAATGGTGCGTCTGGATTATGAAGCTGGACGGAAAACGCTTAAACAATATGTTGCGCACTTACAGGCGAAGCTCAATGCGATGAAATCCTCGACGAAAAAAGCGACTGCGCAAGAATTACTTGCACAGATGCAGTTGCAAAACGAAATCGATACCCTAAATGCCGAGGGGTTTGCAAAAGAACAACGTATATGGGATATGCGTTTAGCAATGGATATTACAGCGGAAAAAAAGGCGCTGGATATTACACTGCAAAACGAAGATTTAAAAATAGAAGAGAAAATTGCCGCCGGAGACAAATATTGGTCTATGATGGAGAAGCAGACCAAAGCGGGCGTTGACACCGCAGGACTAACTGAAGAGCAGGCCACAGAAAAAACAAAATTAGCTTTAGAGGCACTCGGGATCGAACGTGCGGAATGGGAGCAGGAGCTACGAGACGCCGACGTGGAGGCGACAGTCGCCGCCGAAGACCTAAAGGCTCAAGCCCGTGCTGAGACGTTCCAACAGGCGCTCACGACCGCACAGACTATCGGGGATTCGATAGCGTCGATATATGAATCACAGAAGCAACGGCAGATTTCGGCGGTTAAGAAGCTCGGATTATCCGAGGAAGAGGAAAAGAAGCGGATAGCGAAAATCGAAGCCGAATATGCAAAAAAGCAGCGGACGATTGCGGCTATTCAGAAGTCGGTTAAGTTAGCGCAAGCCATATCGAATACTGCATTAGGAGTTACGCAGGCCCTCAAGGCTTATCCGCCACCTCTCAGTTTTGTCCTTGCCGGCCTCGTAGCGGCGGCCGGCGCGGCACAGATCGCCGCGATTGCTGCGCAACCGTTTTATAAGGGCGGCATTATCCGCAAGGGCGAGATGGGATTTTTCGAGGGCAAACGCGATGAGCTTGTTATGCCGCTGCAAGGCGAGGGGAGTTTCGAGGAAATTGCAAAGCTCCGACTTATCCCCGAAATACTGAAAGAGATTAACAGCCCCAGTGCCGGAGGAGGCGCAAGCGCCCCGGGCGGGGCCGTCGTCCAGAATATAACGAACAATATGAATTATAACGGGGCGTATTTGGGCAGCGACGCTGAGGCAGTTTCCGAATGGAGGCGCGGAGGAGCGTTCTTTATAGCGGATAAAATCAAAGAAGCGAATGAATCACTTGGGTAAGAAATGGCCATTCGCGGTCATCGAAAGGTTACAAATATCGTGCCAAAAAACGAGTTTTTGAAAAATAGTTCCGCAAGCGCAACAATATCACCATAATTATTTGGAGGCGTGATGTCGGATACTTATAACAGACCATCGACTTGGCCGGACGGAGTTACCCCACCAGCGTTTTTAATTCAGAACCTTTCGGCAGCGACGCCGTTTGCTATCGAAATTCTTATGCCAAATCCAGAGAAAGGCTTTGACCCGGAGTTCAACGAGGCGATCGTGAAGCGGTCGAAATACGGTGGCCGAATCCACAAATCTCTGAAAGGCGATTTGTGGGACGCCGAGTTTCAGTGGGTTTTGACTGCGGACGAAATCGTCCTCGGCCTCGACCCGACCGGCGATGTTTATCCTGTCCTCGATGTAAATTATCTTAATGTAATCCAAATGATTCTCGATGTTGACGCGGTGTTCGATACGACGGCGGGTTGCTTTCTTGGAATAATCCCTCACGGCGCGGATCCTCGTGGCGACCTCGATGACGCCGATTATGATTCCCGCCCTCCTCGACACTATACCCCGTTCCGGCTTTCCAACCGAAAGGATATTATAAAAGCCCTAAAAGGTAAAACCGTTGCGAAAACCGTAAAAGTCCAAATTAGCACTGATGGATATATCCCCCGTTTGCCCATCAATACCATTCTCCCGCCGGTATCTTATCGATGAGAAATGTCGAATTTTACATAATTCCCTATCGAAAACGCGCCGACGGCGCGTGGGTAACTTGCAAAGAGGACGGAAGCCCCCTTGCCCATGGTGGTAGTATCGGTGAGCAAGTTATGGCCCCGGACAATATCGCTCAGAGGGTTCTCGGCAAGATTTGGCTCATAACTGATAGCGCTATAATGTATCAGTTAGCTGGGGATTTACAAAGCACACGTGGAAGTTCCCAGTCGATTTTACTTGCGAACGTCGACGGTGAATTCGGGACTATCGAGAGCGCGTTGCCGTATTCGATATTCGTTGAGGATAAGGACAATTTTATGCTGGGGCTTTCGATACGCCCGCCACAGGAAAGGCTTGCTCACTATCCCAGTGAATTGGACGCGCCTGACAATCGGGTATATGCGTGGGGTGGGTTTTTGACGAATTCAGAGTTTGTTTTCGGCGGGGATTATATCCAATTGGACTTCAAGGATTATACTTACTGGTCGGGGAATTTCAGAGTTAACCAGAACTATGCTCATATCGGTCGGACAGCGCTACTTAATGATATGGCGAATGCCGTGCCGTTTGTTGTCGGCGACCCATTAGTTCCCGGAGATATTGGACTCGACGAGGAAATAACGGAATTGCCTGATGTTTGGGATATGCGCAAAGCCCACCGTTTTTATTTTGGGATGTCGATTGTCGACTCTGATCCTTTTGATATGGCTCGATACGATGACGATTACTTTTGGGCGAGAATAGATAATATTGTTTACAAGGTTGCTCTAATCTCAGGCACAGTTCACGCCATATTTGTCAACGATAACTATATGCCGCCTGAAGGTTGGCAAAGGTCAAGTTTTATACAGGATGTCAACGCACAATTACCCACGGCATTTAACACTCCAATTAGCCCTCCGATGCCATATTATAAAGACGGGGATGGTCGAGTCCCTCCGCAAGCTGGATATACAAATTCGGTTGCGAATACCGGATATTGTTTTTATTTGAAGCCAGTAGGAGATAACGTAGAGGTGCATGGAATTAGATGGGATGCTGCTACTTTGTCTTGGATATTGCCGGCTTTAAGTCATACTCTCGACTCAAAAGGGCAGTCCGAATGGGAGATTACAATAGGAAGCAATACAGCAGGAAACCTCGTTGCCCTTATAACCCCTGTCGAGGGTGAATTAGGTTACATAGAGACAATCGTTTCCCGTAGTTATCCACAAACAAAGACTGGTCAAGTTAGGCATTATGTTCAAGGGCACACTATCGGTGGAATTGAATATCCTTTTTTAGGGAAGCGTAAAGATGGGGCGTGGGTTTGGTCATACGTCGTGGGTAGAGATACAGTTCATAGTATTGAGGCAAACATAAAAGGGATAAATGCAGAGCGATTAGATAAAATCCCCAAAGGAGAGTTGTATCATTTAGATACAGCGAAATATCCTAATTGTATATGTTATGCAAAAACGAAGGAAGACAGAAATTATCTCGCTATCGTAAATGATAAATTTGAGTTGTTGGAAGAGCTATATCCCGGTGAACCACCTCCAAGAGAAGGACACACTTGCGGAGAAGTTGGGATTGGCGAGGGAATAGGCTCAACGACCCTCGTTGGTCCTGACTATATTCCTGCGATGCTCGGCGTGTTCCCACAAGAAGATTCCCTAAATATTATGACTCTTCAGAAAATAACCCCAGCCTCGGTTTTGCGTTTATTCGCTGAGGACTGGGCCGTCGGTAAGGCCGTTTCGACGGCGGCGAAATGTTTCTCCGCGTGGGCGTGGTTTATGCCAAATATGCGACTTTGGTTTAAGAATTTCGGTGCGGACTCGGGAACGGCGGCAATAGACCTAAAGCCTGAGGTTCGGCTCAAGGCTGGTAATGAAGATTCGATTAACTATTGGGGACAGCAATTCGAGCAAATAAAATGCGAGTTCGGTGCGGATAGGCAAGTGTCAATTGGTAAGAGCCTCTGGAATCACAAAACGAAATCCCTCGACCTAAAAGAGGTTATCTATTCCGCAGATCACGCGAGGATGTTAGCCCTTCAGGATTATTTGATATACCATCCATTTCGGCAGCGGATACGAGCGCCGCTATTCCGAGGTTCGATGTTCCTTTTATGGACGGCTTTTACGCTTCACAAGGAGTGGGCTACGATTTTGACACGAATTGATCTCGGAAGCCTTATCTCGGAGATTCAGGGCATAAAACCCCCGCTAATGCTCGACATAGTATTCGATGAAATGGATTTGTGGATCGCTGGGTTCTGGCTTCATGTTATATCTGGTTCTTTTCCTGACCCTTATTCTGGATGGTATTTTTGCGATTGCTATGATTATGGATGTATTCCTGCTCCCCCAGGGGGTCCAGCGCCGTGGTGTTGCTCGTTTATTGGTGATACTCTTGGATACCCCGAACTGGCGAATAGTATGCTTCGCGCCCTTATGGAGCAAATCCAAATCGATATAAACGACGACGCCTGGACAGGCGATTTTTCAACGTGGTGGGATATCCACTATTTTGAATACTGGGATCAAATATACGCTATAATGATGGTGCTCGAAGAGGCCGGATATTTCTAAAGGAGGCAGTATGAAAAGATTGAACGGAAATCTAAATAAATATGTATGGGTTCCGCAAGTATTCGTTACGATAATCCTTGCGCTTCTCGTATTTATTTTCGTTGGCCGGTCGAAAGATGTCACCCAAAACCAAATGGCAATCCAAGAACTCGAACCTCGTATGCGAGTTGCGGAGACGCAGGTTGAAAATATCGAAGACGCGATAGTGGATATAAAAGAAGGGCAAAAGGAAATCCAGACAGATATAAAAATTCTCTTGCAAAGGTGAGAAATGTCGTTATTATTAGAGAGGCTCACAAGCCGGAAACTGGGAATCGCGGGAATCGCTACGGCTCTTGTATACCTCGATAAGATTCCCGCGTGGGCTTGGGTCGCTGTCGTGGTCGCCTATATTGTAGCGAACGTATTTGAAAACCATAAAAACGGAGGTCAGAAATGAGAAGGACACAAAACACGATCCTTTGGGCGCTATCGATTCTAATGGTGCTTGGTGCATTGTCGTTTTTCGCGCCGGTATCGACATTCGCACAGAGACACGACCCCGATAGTCCAAGTGCAATCGAAGCGCCGGAGGCGGCGGTCGAGACCCCTGTCGAGGGTGAATCGGCAACCGAGAACGAGGGAATCTGGAAATATATTTACTGGATTTTCGGCAGCTTTGGCGTAATTATTCTCGGGTTTGTTTTCAAGCTCGTGAAGGACAAAGTAAAGTTCGCGCGTTATATGAACGTCGCCGGGGAGACCCTCGATGCTATCGCTACTATTGCGAAGGCCGCTGCCGATTGTGAATTTTCTGATGCCGAAAAAGCGGAGATTAAGAAGGAACTCGACGAAGCCCGTGCCGCATGGAAAAACGGCAAGGTCTACGGTTCGCAGATACA